GAGAGCATGAATAAAATCATACCTATCCATATTTTAAAATATGCCGTTAAACTTATTGCCTCGTAAAGCAGCTCCTTTACCTCTGCTTACTCCTTTGCCATAACCGGGTTTGTGTGCTTTATCCACCTTTACCTTTTTTGGTTGCGACAGGGCAATGCTTCCTTGACCTTTTATTGTTATGGAAGTTTTTGCTTTCATGTGTTACTCCTTATTTAGTTTTCTTTTTAGTAGTCTTTTTGGCTACTGTTTTTTTCTTAGCAACTGTTTTCTTTTTAGCTACAGTTTTTTTAGCTTTCTTTTCAGGTGCTTTGCCACCCTCCCATGCTTCATTTACATCAGGAGTTGATAGGTCATCTGCTATGTAATGACCACTGTCATCTCTAGCTCTTTCGACCTTTTCTACTATTGGTGTAACTTCATCTAATGATTTGTTTTCAGCTTTCTTTTGTTTAATTTGTTGTACTATTTTTTCGTTTATTGAACTTGTCATTTATTCATCCTCGCTTGTAAGTCTATTAATTTTAACTCAGCTTGTTGTTGTAGCCTTTGCTTAGCAATGTCATTTTTTTCATTACCAATTAAAGCTTGTTGGTCAGCTTTTTGTTGTTGTAATTGAATTTCATTACCACTTTCCATAGCATCTTGTTGTTCTTTAGCCATAAACTGTTGATTCTTCATTTCAATCTCTTTATCACGCAATCCTAACTCTTGTTGTCTTATTGCCACAAGTGGGTCGTCTTGCTGTGGCGGCTGTACTGAAGTTAAAAATTCATTTGATAATTGTGCAAGTATTGGAGAGCTTAACCCTTCAATAATACCTTGTATTTGTTGTTGCATGCCTGCTTGTGTTTGTGCATCTGCCTGTTGTGCTTGTTGCATCATGCCCTGAATCTGTTGTTGTGTTTCAGGTGGCATTTGCTGTTCAGCCATTTGGTTAGCCATAAACTGTAAATGTTGCATAACATGCGCAATAATTACAGATTGCAGTTGTGGGTTCATCATGACAGCTTGTGTTAAAAACAATGTCTTATGCGCCTCTACATGCGCTTCATGATTCTGTTCAGGAAAAGCTTGTTGTGGTATTCCTTGTAATAATCCACTGTTTTCTATACCTGCATCAACAGGCTTTGGTGTGTTGTCAGCAGGCGGCATAAGCAATGTTTCTATATTATCTACGCCTAATGCTGCATACATTCTTCTGTAAGCCTCGTATATGCCTTGAGGTCCATGGAGTTCCGGGTTTGATTGAACCATTGTTAATAGCTCTTGAGCCATAATAACTCTTTGGCTCATAGAAAAAATGTTAGGGTCTGATACTGGTATTACGTCTACTCTATTATCAAAATCTTGTACTTTTACTTCCTTAGAGCCGCTTCCTGTTTCGTATGGATATACAGGTGGCAAATATTCTTGAAATATTCTAGCTAAAATTTTAAATTCATTTTTTTGTGCATAGTGCAGTCTTTTGTGTATAGCACTCATTACCTTGGTGCCTTTTTCTAAAAGCGCTACTGTTGTGCCTACAGGCATTGCTGCATTACTATCACCGATATTCATATCAGCTATAGCTGCAAATCTTTTGCCTGAATCAACCAGTAAGCCAAGTAAGCTAAACAAAACACTGCTTGGCTCTTTGTAAGGTAGTGGCATTAAAGAATCTCTTAATGCTCCGCCGGGTGCATCTACATCTCTAAACTCTCCCGGTTGCAGTGGCGAGGCTTCATCTCTAATTCTTATGCCTCTTGCTTTGAAACCTGCAGGTAGATTGCTTAGAGTACCGGCATCTATTAATTGTCTTAATATTGATGTAGAGGCTTTAGATAAGCCGCCAATCATGTGTGATAAACCTAATCCATAAAAGCCAAGTCCCGGTAAAAATTTGTATTGAACAAAATAATTTATTTTATTTCTGTATACATCTTCAGGTACATAGTTTCTTCTTATGGATAATATTTGTTGTGATGAGTCGTCTATAGTAATGATATACGGTATTTTTAAGCCAGTTGGCTCACCCATATCATCCATATCCTCAAACCCTTCAATCTCTGCGACAGTGTGTATTTCATATAATCTTCTTTGCTCGTCATCACTGAAGTCAGGCTCAACACCTTGTATTTTATCTATTTCTTTGTCTATATTATCTCTTACAATGGTTTCATTGTCGTTTAGCTCAACGTCTGCATAAAATCCTGACAATTGCATTTTTCGCACTTCATTGTTGCTCATAGATACTACATGAGTAACTCTTTCTGCTGATAATAAATCTGTTGCGTTATAAGGTACAAGTAAATCTTCTGCGGGAATAAACTTTGACATTGGTCTATTTTTAGATGCATCGTAATATACTTTCTTAAAAGCACTACCTGATAACGGTAGATAGAACAACAATTGGTCTAAGTCAGGGTCGTACTCAGGCATTTCATTCATGATGTAATAATTCATAAATTCACATACTCTTTCTGACTGCATTTCTGTTTCTGTATCTCTGCGACCTATTACTTGTGTCTTTATTGGTCCCTGAGCAGGTAATAACTCTTTGTAAGCTTGTGCTTGAAACTGTGTTACTGCTTCAGATAATATTGGATGTATGACACCACTTGAGCCTTCAAACGGTTGACTTCTTTGCTCATCAAACCTCATACCAAGGTATTTAAGACCGTCAGTGTATGTTTTTTCCCATTCTTTTCTTGATTCCTTGTCATTTTCAACTGAAGAGATAAGCCTTGAAGATAAAGAACCCAAAGTAGAATCATCTAAATATTCAACCAAATTAGCATCAAAAGGTATTTCTTCCTGTGCTTCTTCCATTGGCTCGTCAAAAGATATCGCATCTTCACCTATGGTTATTTCCATAGCGTCAATCATTTGCTCGTCAAATGTTGGTTCGGGTGCATTTACAGCAAACTCATCCATAGGCACATTAACAGACTTGCTTTGGTCTATTACGTCAGGGTTGTTTTCTGTTCCTAGTTGTCTATCTATTGCCATAACTTCCTATTATATCCATAAAATTAATAATATGATAATGCCTTTCTATCCATTGACATATCATCCTTATAATCACTATTCAAATCAACTAATCCGCCTTGCCTAATTCTCATTAAAGCCATAGTGGTAGAGTCGCAAAAGTCATCATTTTCACCAAACGGAAAAGCTGCAAGCTCTTCTATAACCTCTTCTGCAAAAGCGTCTTCTGTAGCATATACCATACCACTTTCAAACATAGGTGCAATAGAGTTCATTCTTGCAACCTTGTCTTGACCCCTACTTGGCGAATAAGCCTGTACCGGTATTCCAATCTTTCTAAGCTCTTGTGTAAGTGGCGTACCACTTGCTTTTGCTTCAATTAGTACAATATCAGGCTCCCAGTATTTATATTCTTCCAATGCTATGTTTTTTAGCTCAGGAAAATCTACTCTATGCCTGCTTGCATCCAATAAGACAATTGCGCTTTCGCTGCCGTCTTCAGGGTCAAAAATACCCCATGTGGTTATAGCAGAATAGTCAGCAGTTTCTTTTGCGCTAAAGGCTGTATCGTAGCTTTGTATAATGCAGTCACAGGTTGGTATGCCTTCTTTTTCCCATGTCTGCCACCATTCTCTTTTTACTATAGAGCCACTTTCTGCTGTAGGATTTTGCATCCACTGCGCGTTCCATTTAGAAACTGGAAGTGATGCTTTTACTGATAATAGTTCTTCTTTTTTCCAAAACTCACCCCATAAAGGTTCTTCTGTATCAGGCATTATTGCAGGAAATTCTACAACCTCCCACTGGTCTGCGTGTGTTTCTGATTGTCTTTTTAAGTAGTCTGCCCGCCAAATCTTTGGTACTCCATCTTGTCATTACAAGCACAATGGTGCCTCCGGGTTGTAATCTTTGTCTTGGACCTGACGTATACCATTCCCATGCAGCGTCCATAGCTGTAGGTGACATTGCATCTTGTTCAGAATGTGGGTCATCAATAATAAGTAAATCGGCTCCACGACCTGTGATAGCACCACCAACTCCTGAATAGAAGGCTTCTCCGCCGTCATCAGTTGTCCAACGACCTGCTGATTTGTTATCACCTGATAGGTTTATTTCAGGAAAAATAGCTTGGTATTCATCGGTATCAATAATGTTACGCACTCTTCTACCAAATCTTACAGCCAGTTCTGCCGTATGCGTTGCTTGTATAATCTTTAAACTTGGATTTAATCCCATCATCCATGCCGGAAAATAGGTGGAAGCAAATTCTGATTTTGAGTGTCTCGGTGGTAGCATAACCATAAGTCTTTTGCACTTGCCCTGCGCTATACGGTTTAGTTTTTCAGCAAGCACTTTATGATGCCTGCCCATAATAAAACCTTCCCAGTGAAACTTTACAAACTCTAAAAAGTCACCTCTACACCTGTCTCTTGCATTAAGATTTTTCCATTTATCTATAAGCGTAAGCGCTTCAACTTGTTCATCACGAGATAGCGCGTCAAAGGACTTTATATTTTCTAAGTTTAGCATTAGGTGGAGAGCCAAAATGTTTTAAAGGACGCTTGACTCTCCTGACACGCTGTTGAGGAGAGAGAGGAGATATCCAGTGAATATCCACAAACAAGCATGTCAGTTAAACTGTAACCCATTCTTTGCCCTCAAACAATAAGGCTTCAGCATTTCTTCTTTTCATTAGTCCCTCATTAGGAACACCCGCAACCTTATTCCATCTTTTAATTTGGTTTGGCACATCTGTCCAATCTTTTGCATTTAATTTTTTTAGAAGTGTAGAGGCACGCAAGTTGCTTGGACCTAAGTTAAAAACCCAAGATACCAAAGCATCAAACTCGTTTTGACTTAAATCAGGTTCAACCATTTCATTTATGTAGCCTTCATACTCGTGTAGCTCGTGTGCAAGTAAATCCTCAGCATCTTGTTTGCTAATGGTCATGCCGTCTTCTACTGGACTACCGTCAATAAGCTTAAGACTGCCAAAACCTATAGTAGCCTTATTAGCAGCGCATCTATAACTAACCACGTTGCCATCTTTATCTGTGGGACAGCCTTCAAAAAATTTTATTAAGTTAATGCCTTCACTTGATGTTTTCATTTTAGTTATCTCCTTCTTTTGGTGTTGTAACTTTTTTATAATACACAACAACTTCTTTAAGCTCATTTATATACCTCTTTAATTCTTGCATGTTGTAAGCCATAAGCTCGTAGTCAGGTACAGACATTGCAAAAAATACAACTTGACCGCTTTCCTTTTCTATTCTTACTAAAAACTCATCAATATTTTCGTTTGAAACCACATACCAGTAAGGGTCTTTTAAATCTATCTCTCTAGGCATTATAGGTTGCACTATAGTTCTTTCTATAGGCTTAGATACAATCTCTACCTGTTTAGTTGGCAGCAGACTGCAACTGCAAGCCATCATCAAGACTGTCGATGTTACGACTATCTTCTTCAATGCTATCAAATACATCTTTGGTTCCTTTATTTACTCTTGGTTCTATTAATCCGGGTTTTGCTGCTGCTAATTTTGTTAAATTGTGACGCTTGAATATGTCAAGGTACCTTGACATTTCTTGTTGAATTTCTTGGTTGCGACTTTGTAGCTCTAATAAACTACCTGTCTGTAAGGCAAAATCATTTTGTAGTGTTTCTATAGCTTCTTTTTGTGTAGCTACAGCGCCTTCTAGTGCAATGTTATTAGCTGAAAGAGTTTGATTTTGGTTAAATAGATAATAGGTTATGCACGTTAAAACAAAAATAATACCTATAAAAACTTTGCTCATACAAACTTAGATAAAACCACAGAAAGTAAAATAAACGGATAAACTGCCCATATCATATTTTCTAGCTTATCAAAACGCTTTGAGCCGTCTTCTAGTCTTTTTTCTATGTTTGCGTATCTAATCGTACACTCTCTTTCGTGTGCTTCTATTTTAGTAATTGCTTCTTTTGTTGTTGCCATAAACCTATTTCCTTGAACGATTTTTTTTCCTGCTTTGCATTTGTAAATTAGACGCTTTATTGTTTTTTGGATTGTTGTCTTTATGTGCAACATCTTTTTTGTCACCCGTGTGTGTTTTACCAAGCTTTTTCATAATTGCTCTTGCTGCATTTCTCATAGCTCTATTTTTTACTTGAGCAGGCTTGCTATGATAGTTTGCGTATTCTTTTTTATAATCTCTAGCCATATTATTTTATAGTGTATATTTTCAGTGGTTTTGCTTTACCTTTAACCTTGATAGATTCTAACACTTTTAATCTATAACCACAAAACTTTTCTGTTTCTTCGCCAATAAGTATGTCTACGCCTCTTTCTTTGGTTGCAGACTCTAATCTCGCTGCAATATTAACAGCATCGCCAATAGCAGAATAGTCAAACCTAGTATTGCTACCCATATTACCCACAACAGCTTCACCAGTATTGACACCAATTCCTATTGCTATGGCAGGCAAACCTTCTGCTATTAATTCTTTATTAACAGCTTCGGTATTTTTTATTATATCTAATGCACATTCAAAAGCTATTCTTTCATGATGCAAAACATCAAGGGGTGCTGAAAATATATACATCCCGGCATCACCAATAAATTTGTCTACTAAGCCACCATGTTTTTGTACTGCATCTACTTGTGCTGTTAAAACTTTGTTCATAATATATGTAACCTGTTCAGGTTCTACCGATTCACTTAATGCAGTAAATCCTCTTAAGTCTGTAAAAATAAAAGTGCATCTTCTTTTTTCACCACCTAGTTTTAGTAGGTCGGGATTTTTTTGTAATTGTTTGACTTGTCTTGGGTCAAGGTAATGTTCAAACTGTTTTTTTATCTGTAGACGCAATTTAAACTGCTCTCTAAAGCGTAAATAAAAACCTAAGGCACCAGTTATAAATTGTGAGACTAAAGTCCACGTTACATCTAGTAAAATTCCTGTCTGTATTAACCAGTAGCCACCTAAAGCCGTACACAGCATTGTCAAAATAGCTAATGCAATGCCTAAGGTCATGCCAAGATAATTGATTAGAAGCCATGTCAAAGAGACAATTATTCCAAAAATAAAGATTTCGGCTGCTAGAGACCAATCAGGTATTATTGGTGAGTTTTCTAACAAAATTGACTCAGCTAATGCAGCTTGTACTTTATGCGGTTCTAATAATCCAACCGGGGTTGCGATTTGTGGCATGATTCCATTGGCTGTGACTCCGATGATTACAAACTTTCCTGCAACATTCATTTCTTTTAATGTGGTTTGTGGTGTGTCTACCCAACTAATCCATTTACGACCTAGGCTATCTGTTTTGATTGGCGGTAAATGTCTGACTGCAATTTCTTGAATACCATTATCATTTGTAGTGATAATGTAGGACCTTGTTTCTGTTAATGCTTTTAATATTTCTGTGCCAAAACTGGGCGACCATCCATCAGGTGTTTTCATTAACAAAGGTATTCTTCTGACTAGGTTATCTATATCTACTGGTGCCGTTGCTATGCCTTGATAGCTTTGTTCTTTTAGCACATCTATATTTTCTACAATGCCTTGAGTTGGTATGCCGCCAACCTCATTACCTTTTATGACCGTGCCAACTGTTTTTGGGTATTGACCATTTGGTGTTTCAAACATTGCTAAGACGCTTGGTGCAAAAGAAAGAGATTGTGCAAATACATCATCACCACCAAATCTATCTGCCTCTGAAAAGCTAATTGACCAACCCACTCCAATGGCTCCCTCGTTAATTAAATCAACTTGTATCTGTGCTAAGTCTCTTCTAGGAAACGGAAAACCTCCTCTTTCTCTGACATCAGATTCTGATATGTTTAGAATTACAAAATTGCCACTTGGCTGTTGTTCTTTAACCAGTGCGTCAAATGTTTTTAGTTTGAGTATTTCTGTTGGGGTAGATTGAAACACTAGCGGTAAGGCTAGTGTTATCAATATTGGAACGATTAGTTTTTTCATCAATAACTTGAATCTTCAAAAATTTTATCAATGGTAGCATGATGTTTGTCAAACTGCTCCTTTGTCGTCCTGTCCTCCACCTTTTGTGCTTTTGCAATGACTGATTCAATTTCATCAAAATTATTCCAATCAGGTTCAAGATTGTCGCACCTTTCTTGGTCTAGCATAATTGCTAGTGGTGTCA